CAAAGTCAGTAACCATTGTATCTTGTAAATGCAACAGTTTTTCTGTCATATTAACAACTGCGCCGAGACCAAAGCTAGCGACTTTCTTCCATTCAATGCCATGTCTCATTGCAAGATCTAACGCAGGTCCGAGAGCCAGCACGCCAGCTGTATATGATTTATTAATATCACCTTGTATACCTAAATTACTGAGTAAACTACCACCAATGTCTTTTACAATTGCAGTCTGATCGTGCAGAAATTTATTATACTTTACGATCTCGAAGTTGATTTTTTGTTGTTGTTTAAGCTCTTCAATCAACTTATCTCTTGCTTCACCCCTAAGAGTGTTTGCCTCTTTGAGCATATTGACGATCAACATCCCCTGCTTAAATTCCTCAACAGACATGGTGTTGAAAGCCCGAGCGTTTTTCAGACGCTCTTCTTCATTTGAAATATACTTTTCTTGAGTCTTTTCTTGCGACTCAAGCGCCTGGATCACATTCTGTTGAGCAACCATCAAATTGCCAGCTTGTTCAACTTGAGCCTCCCACTGAGAAATGATTTGACCATAATGTCTCTGCCGGGTCTGCTCGGCTTGTGTGATCCGACGGGTGATGTCCTCTTGTTGTTGTAAGAGGTCGTTTATTTGTTTAAGTTCTTCAGGAGTCGGGGCTGCCATAATAGAGGGATCCTTCTACTTACAGACTAAATAGTTTAACGTGGCAAATTATTAATATTTACCAGCGTTATCAACCTGTTCTTTTTCACTCTGTAGCTGTTTCATAAGTCTTTGAACAAACCATTGTCTCAGCTTTATTGGTAAATTATAAGCCTCTGTAAAGCTCCAACTGCCATAATATTTTAAAAAGAAGAAAGTTTCGTAAACATTTTCAATGTATGTATTCGCTATTGACTTGGCCAAAAAAAATCCTCAGTAAACGGGATTGTGGTCTTATTTTCATAATTGCATTCTGGACATTCAAAATTGTATGATAAATCTATGTTTGGCGTTAGTTTAGCGTATGTAACTCTCAAAAATCTTGAATCAATTGCTGGCATACTATTAACAAATTTGTTAATCGTATCTCTATTAGAGTCGCCGTTAACAGAAACAATAATCATTTTAAATTGATCTGTTAGAGAGGATTCTGGTAAATTATTCTTCTTTCTTCTCTCTGACATCATCACAAGTTTCTTCTCATCTTTCCCAGTCATGAAAGAGACTTCAACTTTTACTCTAGTTTTTGGAAGATCGACAACAAAAGTATTGTTACTTGTTTTGTCAACTTCAACACTAAACTTTTCTAAGTCTTCGAGACCATGAGTCACATCAACATCGTTCAAATCAAAGGAATGTTCACTTGTCGTTGTGCACGCAGGGCAGGTTATTCTGGTTTCATAATCTGAGCCATATCCTGTAATTCTAGATGCGACAATTAATGCATTTTTATCACCAATCAACAAATCGCTAATATCAATATTTTTGTCAACAAGTACATTTTGAAGCAACCTGTCAATTGCCAGCCCTTTCTTAATCAAAGACTTTGATGTTAATATATCTTCGTCTTTCGCTGTCATATATTTTATTTCAACCGTTTCAGAGTTGCACAAGGGATGATCCGCAGGGTAATATTTCCCTTTTGAAGGCAAATCAACGAATTCGGTCGGAACTGTAAACGAAAATGATTCCGTTCTGCTTTCTTGTTCTTGAGGAGGAGGCGATGGTTGCGCCGCGGCGCCGACGCGCTCCTCATTATTTCTCATATTCATACTAACCTCTTATATTATACTGATAGTTTAGCATAGTCATAGTTTAATGTTAAGCCAATTTCTACCATTCCATCGTCGGCATAACTCAAATCACCAAAAGTCACTTTTCCAATCCACGGGTTGTGTAGTGTCCAAGTTTCAATTGGGAGACCTGGGTCGCTAGCGAGAACGGAGCCAGGGCCCATTTGCTGCAGAGTAATTTGAAACCCTAGGGCTTTAACTGACTCTGCTTTGGACATAGTATACGGCTGGTCACCAACTTTTACGTCTGGTGTCACATAGCCAGATCTTTCTAGTATTAAATTTAAAATTCGGTCCGAAACATCTGGGTCTACAGGATCGACTAAAGTAATATCAATTGGTTCCCAATTGGTCTTCCCCGGATAGTAGAAACTGTGTCCATAATATTCGTGTGTCACCTTATTAATAGTCAAGCCGGGTTTCTTTGCAACTTTTATTACAAATGCCGGTATACTTTCAACGGTCATTAGCCATCTATGTTTTCTTTTTGGTTCTAATGTTGAATCAGCCCAGAATTTATCATTATTGTCAGGCATTGTTTTGTTTTCTCCTCAAAATAAGTAGTTGGTTCGTGAAAATATTAATCAGCAAAAGATGCTCCACTGTCAGTAATAACAAAGTCGAGAGCAATAAATTCAATCGCTCTTGCAGGCTTCAAAAATACCTTGGCATACAAAATATTTCTGTCAATCAGTTCCGGAGTAGTTGTCGTTTCATCCAAAATTACTTTGAAATCCGTGAGACCGTCACCAACCTTGATATCTGTTAAGAAAGTATCGATCTTAGCTTTAAAAAGATTCCAAGTTGATTGTACGTTCATCTCGAAAAGCGTTGTAGCGGCCATTCGTGAAACCTCTTTCTTGATATAAATCATTAATCTTCTTACATTGATTCTATCAAGAGCAGAAGGAACAACCTGAAGCGTTTTTTGGCCAAATATCACAATACCCTCGGCCGGGAAAGTGGCAATTGGATTAATGTTTGCTTCGTAAAGGCGGTCTCTGTCTTTTGAAGTAAGATTTTGTCTTACGCCTACAACTGGTATACCAGCTGCACCTTGTGTTAGTCCGCCTCTTGTAAATCCAGCTGGAGCAAACCAGAGCGCCTTTTTCCTTTCACTGAAAGAGAACGTTCCGAGCGCTGCAATTGAAGGCGGGGCCCAGAGAACACTATTTGAAAGACTATCTCTAATCTGCACCCATGGGTAAAACGCGCATGCGTAGCTGCTATTGATTCTTCTATTATTTAGAGAAGTAACAGCGCTTTTTACGCTGCCGATTCGCGACGCGTCTGAAGTTGTTGCTTCTGCTTTTGGTACATAGTCATCTTCTAGATCAATGATCGCAAGAGCATCGCCACGACTTTCACAAACACTAATCAAGTGTTCTGTTAGGCCGGTATTTGTAACACCTGGCAACGCGGCGAGATTATATTCAACAACCTCTGCATCTGCAACAGAATCGATTCCACGTTTGACAGAATTATATGCATAGTTTGTATATACGTCTCCGCGGGCATCATCTAGTCTTGTATTTCTAAAAGGATTTGCTTCTGTTATGTCAAGGCCATCATGTCCGCCGTGAAGTAAAGTCGTAAATTTATTGACTCTCTTGGTTTCCAGAAGTTCTATGTAGCCATTCAGAGCTGTGTATGATGATCCTGTGGCGGTCGGAGAGGTGGCAATTCCATTTCTACTCCCAGACACATATTCAAACTTCTCGTTATCTGCGGCGACACCGCCCTGTTGCTGTCGAACATCGTCTAACGTAAAGAGCCAAGTCTTTTCTGTATAGTCGCCGCCTTCTGAAATGTCCCTTGGAAGTCGGCGAACAATATCTTTGATGCTTTGATCAAATCTTGTGGTACCACTAATGTCAGTCGTAACACCCCAATAAGCTGTTTGAGGCCCTGTGCCACCCTGGTCAGCGTATTTTCTCAATGGAAGAGCTGGGAAAAACAACGAACAAGTCATATTACGAAGGGTGGGTGTGTTGCCGGCGGATGTCTCCATCTGATGTGATGCTGTCTGATAAATTTGTCCTGCTTTTACAGTGGTTGACTCGGCGTTGCGGCCTAGTTCTTTGTTGAATTTAACAAAGATCGTGGGACCCCAGTTTAAGCTCGTATATTGGTTTGTGTGGCCGCCGAAGGACTCGTGGGCCTCTCTAGCATGAGCTGTCGCCACTGCGGCGCCCATATCAAGAGTGACAGTTCCAGAAATTCTCATTACAGATCTTAGTCTTTCGGGCCCAAAAACGCCAAACGGCAGGAATCTGGCATCCGTTGCGGCAGAATCGACGTCCTTGTTCATATCAACATATATAAACTTTGAAGCATTCGCATAGTTGCCATAAGTTCTATACCGTCTTTCAGTCTCATCCCACGTTTTGTATCGATCTCCAACTTTTCTTGCTACATAGTTTGGAGAACCTGGATTCAAATTACAATTTGTATATTTTTCTACAAATTTAGGAGCAGTATCGGTGTCACTAAGAGAGCGAATTGCAACTGTGAAATTTTGAGATTATTTTGATTCCACTCGCCACCATCAATTGACTTAAATCTAAATAATTTTTGTTGATAGTCAGCGTTGAACGATCCTGTTTCACCTAAATGCTGCGAAATGAACCACCCAGTTTGAGATCTCTCCAGTCCTCCTTGACGATCAGCATATTCATAAGTGCTGTTTTGAGAGGCTAATCCGAGAATGATAGCGTGTGTTTTAGTCGTACCAATCGCTTCTTCTACGTGTCTATCGAATGTTTCGCCCAAGAAATAATTCTCTTGTGCTGCAGTATTTGTAATAGTAGTATTAGTTAAAGTCGGATTCGTATTGAACACTTTTCTAATATAATTATAAGAATTTCTATTAAGAGAAAAAGTATATTTTTTCGAAGATGTATATCCGGCGCCTTTGCTAATAACTGCAGTGAAGTCTCCAGCCGAGGATGTTTGCATCCAAATTGCCCCACCAGACATCGGGAAGCCCTTGGAGTCTGTACCTGTTAGCTCAATGTTGTAGTCGCTTTTAAGATAAAAGACTGCAGCTAGGGCTCCTGTAACCTGGCGGCCGGTCGTCCCATCTGGTGCGACCGCGGACGTGGCCGCGTTGGCTACGTCTATTACCCATAGTCCATAAGCTCCGCCTTCACCGGAGGAGGCAATTGAGACATTTCCCATATCCCAGCCGGCCTTACCATCCGAAGTTGAGTTAGAATGCTCCGCGCCTAATAGTCTAACAACAGTTAGTGGAGAATTATTTTTAAGCCAAGCTTGGGCAGCATATCCTGCATATGTAGGGGCGGTAAAATTACCTTCTCTCCATACGTCACCACCTCTTCCACCAGGAATTGGTTCGCCAAAAATCTCAACAAACTCAGAAAAAGATTGCACTTGCACTGGCCTCATTGCTGGTCCGCGCAAGGTTCTTCCAATTATTACTGGTCCAACTCTATCCGATTGTCTAATAATTTGAGAATTATCAATTTCGTCAATAAAAACGCCTGGTGATACAAATTTAAATTTGCTTTCTGGTCCTTGTGCCATGCTTATATTCTCCTTCTAAATGAATGGTTATATTCTTATATAAATAGTTAACAAATGCTCGAAAACCCATTTTATAAAAAATATTAACTCTCTCTATAAAACCCTTCTTTGCCAATATGTTCAAGTTCGTCCTCGGTGGCAAATCTCTCTCTGGGGATTTTGTATTCCACTGCATTTTCTCTAATAACAATTTTTGGCTGTTCCTGATTCTTATCTTCTCCTATTAAATATCCTAAAACTTTGATATCAATCTTAGTTTTATACGTTCTTTCTTCTGCCTCTAAATTCGCATTATTATTCTCTTGCGAAAAGCTTTGTTGAATAAACGCTTCATACCTGTGGCCATCTTTTTTAACGACAGTGTAGTTTATACCTCCGGTTTTTGTTATAAATGGCGTCAACATCTCATTCATTTGCTGTTGATATTCAGTTCTTAATATTACAC